TGGTATGGGAATGCTCTGTAATCAACAAAATAAAAAAAGAGGTTAAGCATTAGAAAAAATTGCTTAACCTCTTTATTGTTTTAATAATAGAAAAATCTTTTGTGTTACGGTGTAATAAATTTTAAAAATATATTATCTTGTTTCCTTGAAAATCGGCAGACAAACTAAAATGACAGTAAGTTTGACAGTAAGTTTGACTGCATTTTATCTTGTTTTAACTTAATTCAAAATTACTCAACCAGATTTATGAAATCCTGAAAACCCAGTGTTTAAGCCGTTTTTAAGGCATTTTAAGTAATTTTGGCAAAAAATAAAAGGTGGTTAAAAAACCACCTTTACTGGTGCAGGTAACTTGCAGGGGGGATAGGAATGGGGAAAATGGGGGATTTTGTTAGCTATATGTAAGCTACGGAACATAATTATGAACAATTCAAGATAATATAAGACTATATTTTGTTGATTGCATTCACTAATTCTTTTGGGTTTATGTGGGTGTAAACCTTTTCGGTCAAGTCCATTTTCGACTTGTGACCGACTATTTTTTTGATGATTGTGTGGTTCACATTTGCCGATACAAGCATTGAAATGCAGGTGTGCCTTGTTTCGTGTATGGTGTGGTCTAAACCTAAATCGTTTTGCAGAGGTGTCCAGTAGTTGCGTTTAAAGTTATCGTATTTCAGCGGCTTGCCATTGGTGTTATTCAGAACATATCCACATTGAGAATCGCTGATGAATTTCTGCCAAAACGGCAGTACTTTGTCTGCTATAGGCACGGTTCGTACACCTGAATCGGTCTTTGAACTTTCAACAAAGAAAGTTTGTTCGTCAAGGTTTACATTTGAAATTTTCAGATTGAGAAGTTCAGATACACGCACTCCCGAATAAATCAGCATAAGCACTATTTTTACCGAATCAAGATTTGAATATTCCCACAAAAGATTTATTTCGCTTTCCGAAAACTCCCTGCGTGCTCGTTTTGTTTCATCTGACTTGGCATTGATTTTCAATTTTTCTGCAAGATTGTTATGGAGTATATCGTGAAATATGCAGTATTCGTAGATTTTGTTCAACAGAATTTTAATTCGCCTAACCGATTGATAACCGTTGTTGCAGTTGTCGAGAACTCGTTGCATATCAATGATTTTTATATCGGACATCTTGCGATTGTATAACATTGAGCATTGTTTGTATGCCGCATTATACTGTCTTTTGGTGTTCGGATTTGTGTCTTCGGTGATGAACTCCTTGTACCAAAGTTCATGAATTTCTGAAAAAGTGCGTCTTGCCGAATCAACATCAAACGGGTTTTGATTGTAATCAGCAAGAGCGTTCAGAGCTTTCGGCTTGTTGGGAAAGTAGCCTATAACTCTGCGTTCCTGATTGCGTGTTTCTTTGTTGTAGCCTATTGTCACGCAGGCAACCCACGGATTGCGCCTGTTTCCGCTCAGCTTATAAACAGAGCCGTAGCCGTTAGGCAGTTTCATTTTATACACTCCTTTTGCTTAAAAAAGGGTGCAAAAATCCCCTGATATTCAAAACTTGAAAAATTCAGGGGAGTGTGATACAATATTATTGCTTTTAGTAGTATCACTGCACCCTGTGTGGTGGTTTCCGCTCCGACTTGCGCCAACAGGTCAGGGCGGTTTTTTTTATTTATTTTTCTCTTCCATTATTGTATCTATTTTATCTATGTCGAGACTGTAGCAACGGATATTGCCTAAAGTTTTTTTGATTATTAAACCGTAATCGGACAGGGTGTTTAACCTGTTTGTAACTGTACTTCTGCTTAATTTCATAACATCCATTAGTTCCTTTGTGCTTATTCCGCTTTCGGAAAACAAACTTGCCTGAATAAGCAAAAAATACAGATCACTATATTTTTCGTCGGCGCCTTTAGGCAGAAAGATAATGCACTTTCCGTAATGTGTCAGTTGCTCTAATCTTTTCTCCAAAGCGTACACCAACTTGTGCAACGAATCATCAATAATATCGGTAAACATAATTATAAAAGGAGTTAAATCTCCCTTGTTTTTCGGGTCATTACACACCTTGAATGCCTTGTAGTAATCGTTTATGTTCTCTTTAATAGAATAAGACATTCTGTAACCGATAATTGATTCAAATTCTTTTGACAACAAGTAACTGCTGATGAAACGGGATGTTCTTCCGTTGCCGTCATAGAAAGGATGAATGTAACCAAAGAGGTAATGAAAAATTGATATTCTGAAAACACACTCAATGCTTTTGTCATTAAGTATTGCCAACGCTTTATTCATACACTCTATAATTTTTCCTTCGGGATTAACTCCTCTGTGAAGTTCTTTTTGCGTTGCACTGAGGACGCTTGTTGAATCTTTTCTGAAGATTTTACCGTCAGGCAAATCAGACGGGTTATCTTCTTCGATTTCAAAATATACTAAATCATTGTACAGGTTGCGGATATCTTCGCAGGTGTCAAAGGACATAGTTTCATTTTTTTGCAACATAAGATATTTTTGCACAAGCCCCATAAAACGCTTCCCGTGGCTCTTTGTTTCCAGTTCTGACAAGACACTGTTAATTTCTCTTCTTGAGCTGTAAACACCTTCAATATCATTTGTCTTTACAATTTCATCAACCAAACATCTGATAGCGAAATGGTCAATTGCTTTTTCGGGTAATGAATCCCTTAAAGCTTTGATTTGCTTATCGGTTTTATAAATGTCACGAATTTTCGTAATAAATTCGGGTATCATCACAAAAAAAGCAGGGTTATCGTGTATCAGAAAATCTAAGTGTACTGCGTATTCGCTTTTATACCTTTCGTTGTAAATTTTTTCATAATTTTCTTTGTCAGAATAAAACAGCTTATCTAAAGATTTATACCCCAAATGTATCACCTCTCCAATAAGTATTATATGCCGTAATTTAACAATTATACGCATATATCAGAAAAGCAATTCGTAAAAATAGGCTGTTTTTACGAATTGAATATAATTATACACCGACAAATTCACAAAATCAATATATTTTTACAAATTTAACTGTTACAGTAAAACAGCTTTTCGCTTTATCATTCCAATTTGTGCAATCGATTGCACATTTTCAGAATTTGTTTTGTCCATTCGAGTGGACATTTTCGCTGACTTATTTTGTTTACTCGAGTAAACATTTTCGCTTTATCACCCCAAAATGGGAAATTGATTTCCTATTTTAGGGCGGTCTTTTTCATTTATCCTATTTAATCGGCAGATCGTGGCTGTCGGTGTATGGGGCTCACTGCAGAGCCTTACTTACTTCTTTTACAAGACCGAGGATTTGAACACGGGTGACGTCGTTATTTTTGAACACTCGTGGGGGATAGTAGGGGTTGACTGAATGCAACTCAACGGTGTTATCGTTGTAAAGGACCTTTTTAACAACAGCCTCTTCATCGTCAACGAGGACTGCGGCAATCTGACCGCTGTCAACGGAAGTTTGCTTTTTAATAAGAATTTTACTGCCGTCATCAATCAGAGGGCTCATAGAATCACCGTGAACATTTATCCATATATATTTATCCTGTTCTGAGGGGCAGGTGATGTATGTAGGCATATAGTCAACAGGCACATCCTGAGCTATCACTCCGAACCCTGCCGAAATGCTGTCATATACCGGTCGCATAAATACATTTGTTTGCGGAAGGGGGGTTGCTTGGTCTTCTTCTTTAAATTCACCAGTAATAAAAGAAACAGGGTTCATTTTTAAGACTTTGGCTAATAAAGCTATTTTATCTCTTCTCATATTAGATATATAACCGTCTTCCCATTTTTTGACGGTACTCTTGCCGACACCAACTGCTTGACCTACCTGTTCAAGAGTTAGTTTTAATTCAGTTCTTCTTTGGTTAATCATTTTTCCTATATCCATTTTTGTCTCTCCTTATAAGAGGTCTGTAACTATATTTTAACACAAAGTTTCAAAAAAGCAACTACTAAACCAAAAAAATATAAAAAAGTTTCCTAAAGTGGTTGACAAAGGACTGAAAGCAGTATATAATTTAAGTGTCCTAAAGGAAACGAGGTGATAGAAAGTGAATACAAGTGATCTTAAAGCTGAAATTGCAAGAAACAATTTTACAATTCCAAAACTTGCTGAAAAAATGGGAATTGATAAAAAGACACTTTATACAAGGATAAATGGTGTCACTTGTTTCAAGCAGGAAGAAATCGCACAGCTTGCAAAAATTCTCGGACTTAATTCAGATAAGATTATGTCTATTTTTTTTGCTGATGTAGTTTCTTAAAGGAAACCACAACCCAACCGAAACTAAGGGGGTGAGAAAATGGGATTTTTTAATAATTTATTCAACATAGAAAAAGCACCAACAGTCAACAAGACTGTCAGTGCACCTTATGTTCCGCCTTATCCTTTAGAAAAAGATTTTTATACTTTTGATAAGGTAGAGTGGAGCGGAGCGTTACCACCTCATTCAATGACACTTTCTTTTGTACTTCCTTATTCCGATTGGTGCGAATTTGAAAAGTCAGACCTTTATCGAGATTTGGAGAATTATCTTCAGGAATTACAAAAACGAGGTAACCCGAATGAGAATGTAGGCACTCAAGATTGATAGGCAGATGTTCATTGTATGTCGGAACATACTCATCAACACCTTTTGCCTTGTGATGATAAGAATTAACTTCGTGGGTGTTGTAATCTTCGGTGTACTCTATGCCGTTCAGAACTAATTGAATGTCGGTAACAGAAATAGGCAGTTGCGATTTATTGTTAAGTTTATAATGAATGAAAAGTCTTTTCTTTCCCTGCACGCCTAATTTGTATGCGTATTCAAGCATTGTGATTTCCAAATTCACTTTGTGCGAAACAAAATAGTTAATCAGGTTTATTAAAGATATTAAAAAGCCTGCAATGCCTAAAATACCACTAATTATTACCCACATATAATCAGCTCCTTTGCTCGATTATAACATTTGCAAAAGATATTTGCAACACAATCAATAATACCACAATCACAGTCCCATTAAACGGACTTAGCTGAAAAGAGGTGAAGAAAGACGGAAGTAATAATAATTTTAGGACTGCTAATGCTTTGCACAGCTTTTGCTTCAGCAGTATTAGCAATAAAAATAGTAGCCGCCCATTTGTATAAAACAATAGACAGCTACCTTGATAAGCACGACGCTCAAATTATGGATCTGATTAAGTGGGCAAAGGAGAATGAAAATTGAACAAGTTTTTAATGTTTGTAGTGTTTATTCTCAACGCAATTAGCTTACTTCTGCTGATTATAGCAATGCTTATCAAAGCAGGAGTTATCCGTTAAGAAAGAAGTATTCAAAAAGTACAATTAGAATTACTGATAATAGGAAAACCGCAATCAACGGCATTGAATATTTAGTAATTCCTAATATTAAAACTTTTATGTTTCGTGTTTTGTATGTATACATCTTTTTATCTAACGGTCTTAAAGGAATTCCTAAAGCACAACAACAATCATCATATTCTTTGTCGACTAATTTTGAAATGCTTTGAAAGTTAATTTTATCTAATGGAAGAGAAAATACATAGCTGAGTTTTCCGCCTGCGATAAGTTTATTATCGGCAATAATATCTTCGCATTTTTCAACAGCTTGTTTAATTTCAGAAGTAATTTCCTTTTTGTACAAATGTTCTTCAAGCAGGTTGAATATGGGGAAAATCACTAATTCATATCGTTCTTTCAGATAGGTTTTGTTCTGTTCCTTTTTAAATAATATCCAAGACAGAACCAAAGTGCATAAGGTTGAAACTGCGGATATTATTAAAGTCAACCACGATAAAATATCATTCATATTTATGCCTCCTTTCATAGTTAATCATAACATTTAAGGTCGTGTAAAGCAATAAAATATCGAAAAGTAGGTGAGAAAATGGCAAAACTTAAACTTATTGACACAAAGGACAAGTTCCTTCTTGAAATTGACGGAACAGAAATTCCGTATGTTACAAGCTATCAGATAACACGAACGGTCGGCGAGGTTGTACTGCTCAAACTGGCTCTCAGCGTTGCTGATGTTGAATCAGTTGAAATCGTTTCAGACAAAATTACCAACGAAAAATAGGAGGCGAAAAGTATGGACACAGTTCAGATGAACAAAAAAATCAAAGAAATTATGGATAGCAGTGATGTCTATCTGCTCTCGGAAGATGCCGCAAAGGCTATTGGAGTTGCTCCGCAAAACTTGCGTGAACAGGCAAAGGACGAACCCGAAAAATTGGGATTCAATGTAATTGTAGTCGGCACATCTATCCGTATTCCGAGAATACCGTTTCTCAATTATATTCTCGGTTCAAACCCGTTGAAAGGAGTGTAACAAATGGCATTTAAAGATTTAGAAACAAAAAGGTCGCTTAGAAAAAAGTACCGTGACAGCAAAGACCAGCTTAAATACACGCAAAAAAGTCTTGCAAGCACCGAGCAGGAGCGTGACATTGCTAACAGCCGTCTTGAAAAAACAAAGGCAAAGCTTAACAAGGTGACAGCTTTATATATTGCCGAAAGAGCGAAAAACGCAGAACTTGCCCGCAAGCTCAAAGCCTATGAATCATCAGAACCCGAAACAATCGGCTTTGAATGTGTGGGGGTAAAGAAATGAAAGAAAATGTTTTTGAACGAATGGAAAGAATTGACGGACAGAGAAAAATCTCTGATTTCATTGTTAAGCAAAAGCAGGATTATGAATTTAAAGTTAAGTATGCAACTATCAGAGCGAGAGAATTTGCTGAAGAATGCGATAGACGAGAATTAAACTATCACGTTTCGGTCGGCGGTCTTGATAGCATTACATTATTTATCTTTTTAAAGTCGATTGGAATCCATGCCCCAGGAATCAGCGTTTCTTATCTTGAAGATTCAAGCATTCAAAAAATACATAAAGAGCTCGGAATTGAAAGGTTAAAGCCATCAGTTCGGTATGTTGACAGTGCAGGAAAAGAACACCGCTGGACTAAACAGGATATAATTCAGGAGTTTGGATTTCCTGTCTTATCAAAAGAAATTGCCGCCAAGATTGAATTACTTGCAAATCCGACCGAAAAAAACAAAACTGTTCGACACGCTATTGTAACAGGCGAAACAGGGGCCTATGGCGGTTATCAAAAAAACAGTCGTATGAAAATGTCGCAAAAATGGCTTGAAAAGTTCGGCGGTTATGCGAACAATGAAGAGGGTACAAATTACCAAATTCCAAATTTTAAAGTGTCATCAAAATGCTGCTATTATCTAAAAGAAAAGCCTTGTGACACTTGGGCAAAAGAACATAACAGCGTGCCTTATCTTGGCTTGATGGCTTCCGAAGGCGGAAGAAGAGCTAAATCCTTAATGATAAATGGTTGTAATTATTTTGGTAAATCTACAATCAGATCAGCACCGTTTGCGATTTTTGACAGACAGGACATTTTGCAACTTGCTCTTGATTTAAATGTTCCTGTTCCCGAAATATATGGAAAAATCGAGAGGCAAGAAGATGGTACTTTGTACACAACCAAGGCTCAAAGAACAGGTTGCTCAATGTGCGGATTTGGTTTGCACTTAGAAAAGCGCCCTCATAGATTTGACTTACTTAAAGAGCGAAATCCTAAAGAGTGGGAGTATTGGATGTATAACTGCTGCACAGATGATAAAACAGGCGAAAGATACGGCTGGGCAAGGGTGTTGGATTATATCAATGTTAAATATTAATTGCAATTGCAAAGAAAAATCCGCTGAAGCTCTGCAAAGCCTCAACGGATAGTAAGGATATAAACAATATAACCACTTTGATTATATCCTTTATTGATTAAAAAATCAAGAAGGAAGGTTGAAAAAATGGAATTTTGGTGCAGAAATTGCAACAACGAATGGGTTGATGACGAACAGCCGAAAGAATGCCCGAAATGCCATGACTGGCAGTTTGAGGAGCTTTTCACCTGCGAAGACTGCGGGCGAAAAGAAGTTCTTGAAGACTTTGATTTTGGAAGATTATTCGACGGTAAGTGTTATGACTGCTTTAAGAAAAGCGTAGCAAACTCTGACGTCAACGCTTTCGTGATTTGGTATGTTTATTGTTACAGCCACAACGAGAGTGAAGCGTTTGAAGCTAAAGACCTTATTATTCAAGAAGCCTTTAACTTTGAATTTTGCAGAGAAAGCAACAAGCCGGAACACAAAGTGTTGATAATAAGCTTATTTGATTATCTTGTAAACAATGTATTTGATTCTAAATCTCTTCCGAGCGAATGTGAATTGAAAATAATTCAAAATGTTCGAGATTGGGTGTTCGATGATATGGATTTCTTCTATGATTGGTGGTGCTTGCGAAATGGTAAGAACAAAAGCTCCGTGTTATGGCTGTCAGATGAGAAGTGAACGCTGTCACAGCGACTGCGAAAAATACCTCGAATATAAATCCGAGCGCGATAATCGCCGAGCCGAACGCTCTAAGAATTACGATTTCATCGACTATATCTGCCACAAAATAAATCTGAATGCAAGGGGGCGAAAGTGATGTCGCAGGAGTTTCCAAATGGCGTTTCATTCTTCACAGACGGCGAGATTTCGCTCACGGTCCATTTTCCTGAGGATAAAGTGAAATGTCACTACTGTCCGTTTTGTCGCTCAGAAAGTGATTTAAACCGCTACTGGTGTAGGCTGACAAACAAGATGATTTACAATCCGTACATACTCGGATTGCCCGACGGCTGTCCGATTGAATTTACAAAAAAATGAAAGGAGATTAGTTTATGGGTATGCCTGTTTTAATTTACGGAAAATCAGGTTCAGGCAAAAGCCGCAGCCTTAAAAATTTTGGCGAGAACGAAATATTTCTTATAAATGTTGAACGCAAGTTCTTGCCGTTCAGAAAGAAATTCGACTATGTCCTGAAGACTGACAATGTGCCTAAAATTCAAAGGTCACTTTTAAAAATGCCCACAAAAACGGCTGTTATTGATGACGCAGGTTACATTCTCACAAACCGCTATATGCGTGAGAAAGGGCAGGTCAAAAACACATTTGAAACCTATGACAATATCGGCAATGATTTTTGGAGCTTGTTTGAATTTATCAAAGCCGAGTTACCCGATGATGTTATTGTTTACATAATAATGCACGAAGAAACTGACGATTATAACAACACAAAACTGAAAATGATGGGCAAGGTCCTTGAACAAAAGGTTTGTGTTGAGGGCATGGTGTCAATTGCTCTTCGTTGCATTACCGACGAAGAAGGTCACCATTTCGTGACAAATTCGGACGGAAAGGACATTTCAAAATCACCTGAAGAAATGTTTGAAAACTTAATTATAGACAATGATTTAAAAGTCGTTGACACAGCTATCAGAGAATATTACGGAATTTAAGGAGAATCTAAATGAGAGCATTTACAAATTATAACAATGTACAGGAGTACACCGACAGCATAAAACTTCCTGCCGGTGCATACAAAGCAAAAATCATCAGAGCAGAGGAACAGGGCGACGCACTTTGTATTCTGTTCGATATTGCAGACGGCGAGTACAAGGATTTTTACCGCAAGAAGTTCGGCAATGATAAAAAGGCTTTTCCGAACGATGCAAAATTCAAAGGAGTTTTCAGACTTCGGTATCCGTCAGGCAATGAGTACGATGAGAACAACGAACGCAAAATGAAGACCGCACTCAAGAAAATTTGTGAAAGCAACAGTCATCTCAACATTGACTTTACAAAGGAATGGGACGGTGCATTACTCAAGGATTGTTGCGTCGGCGTGGTATTCAGAGAGCAGGAATATAACTACAAAGGATATCACGGATTCACGGCACAGCCTTTTTCATTGATTACTTTGTCAGACCTCAAAGATGGAAATTTCACAATTCCCGAACCGAAGTATCTGAAAGGCTCAACCGCAAATTCACAGCAAAGCAATGGCTTTTCCGATATGCCTCTTGATGAAGACGATGACCTGCCATTTTAATTATTTTTTTCGGAAATTGCATAAAAGCGTGCAATTTTTCTTGAAAAAATCCCCATATATAGAGGGAGGTTTTACAGATGGGTATGTTAAGACCGTACCAAAACGAGCTTGTCAATGAATTATATGCCTCTTGGAACAATGGCTTTAAAGCTCCTTGTATAGTGCTGCCGTGCGGTGGCGGTAAGTCTGTAATCATTGCAGATATTGCGAAACGGTTTACCGACCAATCTAAAAATGTACTCTTTCTCGTTCACAGAAAAGAACTTTGTGAACAGATAGAAAACACTTTTAAAAGCTGGGGCGTAGATATGAATTTTTGCAAAGTCGGTATGGTTCAAACTGTTTGCAGACGGCTTGAAAAGATGCCAAAGCCATCGCTTATAATCACAGACGAAAATCATCACAGCAAGGCTAATTCATACAGAAAAATTTATGATTATTTTTCTGATGTAAAGCGTGTCGGTGTTACGGCAACACCTGTTCGTCTTGACGGTTCGGGACTTTCGGATGTCAACGACAAACTGATTATCGGCGTTAATGCAAGGTGGTTGATTAAAAACAACTGCCTTGCACCGTATGATTACTATGCTCCCCCGCTTGCAATCAAAAATCAGAAGTTCAGAACACGCAACGGTGATTTTGTAACAGGTGATATTTTGAACTTTTATGACAAGCCGAAAATTTACGGTGATATTGTCAGCCATTATAAAAAATTCGCGGACGGCAAGCAGGCAATAGCTTATTGTGCGGCAATTGTACAATCCGAAAAGTTGTGCGATGAATTTATTTCAAACGGAATTAAAGCTGCTCACATAGATGCTAAAACTCCAAAAGAAAAACGAGCTGAAATAATTGAAAAATTCCGCAGCGGCGAAATCAAGGTCCTTTCAAATGTGGACCTTATCAGCGAAGGATTCGATGTTCCCGATTGTGAAGTGTCAATTCTTGCAAGACCTACTAAATCGCTTACGCTTTACATTCAGCAAGCTATGCGATGTATGCGCTACAAACCGCATAAAAAAGCAATCATTATAGACCACGCAGAAAATTGGGTGCGTTTTGGATTACCCGATGATGAACGGGAATGGTCGCTTGAGGGCAAGAAAAAGAACGAAATAAAGGGCGTCGCTCCAGTGAAAACCTGCCCGAATTGTTTTTCCGTAATTCCTGCGTCACTGAGAATATGTCCGCATTGTGACTTTATTTTTGAGCAAAAAGAAAAGAAGCAGGCAGAAGGTAACTTGGTTAAAGTAACGCCCGAAATGATACTCAAACGCAAGGTAAGTAAATATCTCACGCCTTCAGAATGCGAGAATATGAAGGAATTACAGGAATACGCAAAACAAAAAGGATACAAGCCCGGCTGGGCATATTATCAAGCAAAATCAAGAGGTTTTTTAAATGGCACAAAAAGAGGAAACAATGCTACAAAACGCTATCCGTGTAAAGCTATCGAAAGTCGGTTTGGTTCTTAGAAATAACGTCGGCACATATCTCACGAGATACGGCGCACCGATAGCCATAGGAGTGCCGGGATTGTCCGATTTAACGCTTTTCGCAAACGGCGGTACAACGGTATTCATTGAAATAAAAACAACCACGGGACGGCAATCCAAACAGCAAAAACATTTTCAGGCTTTTGTTGAAAAACTCGGTTATGAATACATAATTTTAAGAAGTGTAAAGGAGGCCGAAAACCTGTGCTCAAGGCTAATGAAATCGAAAAGCTGATTAAGGGCAAGAAGTCATTGCCCCCTACGGCTGATTATTTTGAAAAATTCTACTACTATGCACTTGATGTTTGTATAGAACGTTATCATCAGGACAAGCTGACGAGAGAGGAATTAAAGGAATATCAGCTCGGTTACAAAGAAATTTACGAACAGTTAGTTATGTGGCTTGAAATACTTGGACGGCACAGAGAAATTGAAAAGGTGTTAGGGCATGCCGAACTTTGTGTTGATGGTTGTGAAAAATGCCGAGAGGTTGCAAGGCTCATTGATGGGAGGGATAAATGTGGACGAAGATAAAGACATAGTAATGCCAAATTTTATGGTAGATACATCACTCAAAGACTGTGTAAATATACTCAGCGACACACGGGCAGGCAAGTTATTTAAGCTCTTGTTTGAGTATGCAGAAAATCAGGACATTGACCAAAATCAGCTTGATTCTACCGTAAGACTTGCATTCAATGCTTTTAAGCCGGGGATTGACAAAGGCAGAAAGAAATACATATCCGTTATCAAACGCAACAGAGAAAACGGCAAGAAAGGTGGCAGACCAAAGAAACCCAAAATAACCCAAAATAACCCAAAAAACCCAGTGGATAATTCGGAAACCCAAAATAACCCAAAAAAGCAAATAAAAATAAATAAAAGTAAAGTAATATCTAAAGATATTACTTTACGAAAGGTTTCTTCCGCAGGCTTGCCTGAGGGGCAACCTGCTCCGAAACCCGAGTTCAGTGAAATCAGAAAATTTTATAAAGATTACACGGGCTTTGATGATGCGTATTTGTGTGATGAGTTTGTTCAGAAGATGGATAAAAACGGTGTTGACTGGAATGAATGGGAGAGTAAGCTGTTAGCCTATGCGATAAAGACAGGGAAGTTAAATGAATAAGTGCGATGAATTTCAGCAGAGCATAATCGGAGCGTTACTGCTCTATGATGACATACGCTCCCTGCTGTTGGCGAAGCTACAGAAAAGTGACTTTACGGATGGACTTGCAGTTGAGGCTTTTGAAAAAATTTCCGAGGATGCTCAAGCTGACAAGGTTGCAATATTCGGAAAACTGTCTGATGATGCCAAAGCATACGCATTGACCGGTTGCGAAAACGCTCCTCTTGAAGTAAATGCCGAGGCTACGGTTGATTACTTCGTTGAACAGTCGACGCAGAATTGGCTTTTAAGTCAAACGCAGTCGCTTGCATTATCTTCAAGTGTAAGCATTCCAGAACTCAAGGAAATTATCGAACAAGCCGAGAGCAGAACGGCAGTATCGACCGACAACTCACAAAAGTATCTACAAGATTTTTTTACTGAACTTAAAACCGTACCGACAGGTTTTGAAAGACTTGACGGTTTGCTCTGCGGTGGTTTTGTCGAGGGGACAATCGGCACGATTGGGGCGAGACCTTCAACAGGTAAAACGACTTTTGCACTTAATGTCCTCAAAGCGTGCCTTGACTGCAAAACTGTATTTTTCAGCCTTGAAATGTCAGGACGAATGATTTATGACAGATTGATAGCTGATAGGCTTGAGATTGAATACAGCCGAGTACATAAGCACAAGCTGAACGAAAACGAATTTGAAGGAGTTAAGAAAACACTTGCAAGCTACAAAAATCTGACGGTAATTGATGATGTTTATGAAGTCGAAAAAATCGTATCGTATGTTTACGGTAATAAGCCGAAATTTGTAATAATCGACTTTGTTCAGATAATTACATCTCAAAAGAATTTTGCAGACAACAGGCAGAGAATTGACTATATCAGCCAAAAGCTCAAGAAATGTGCAAAGGAAACAAAGTGTTGCTTTTTAGTGTTGTCGCAGATTACAAGGGCCGGCAAAGAAAGACCTACAATGTCAGATTTAAAAGAAAGCGGAGGTCTTGAGCAGGACAGTGATTATGTAATTATTTTGCACAGACCGTATGTAAACGATAAGCAAAGTGGAAAGTCAAAACCTTCTGAAACCGAGGTTATACTCGATAAGAATAAATTCGGGAATACAGGAGTTTTGAATTATAATTTCAGTGGAATATTTCAACGGTTTGAAGAATTGCAAAGCGAACCCGATACAAGCAGAATAGCACGCCCGTTAAGTACGATTACACCGGCTGATGATTTGCCATTTTAAGAAAGGAGAGCAAACGATGAAAGCAAGAATACCACCTAAGATTCCGAAACAGCTTAAACAGGAAGCTGAACGGATTGCAAAAAGCGCATATGAACAGATCCGAGAAAAAGAAAACAAAGACATCACACGCAGAGTATTTAAAACAATGCTGTATGCCTTGCATAAGGATTTCGGCTTTGGCCGTGATAGATGCGCAAAGGCACTAAAGTCTATGACCGAGATAATTGAACATTCCGACACTGACGAAGTGTTCTGGGAGCATATCGACAGGGTTGTCATCGACAAGCTGAAACTTGAATTTGACAAACGAGATTACACCGACAACGGAAAAGTTGTTAATTTTGAAGGAGACGAAGAAAAGGTCACGGAAAATGAATGAAACAGCTCTTAGTAAATATTATGATTTTTATGCCATTGATGAATATTATTGTGAAGATGACGAAGTTTTACCAAGACCTCATAAAGTTATCGGCAAACCTTGTGGGGCAAAAATTTACAAAAAGCATATATACTTTCATTGTCGAAGTATGTTGAGATAAGGAGTGATACAGAATGATAAATAAAATCAGACACGAATTGTTTTGTATTAAATGGCTTTGGAAAAACAGAAAGTGGAAAAATACAAGGCAGAAGTACAAGACTATGGAAAAGGATTGGGAAAGGAAATTCAAAAAATGATTGAAAAAGAATTAAAAATCCGTGATTTTTGTGGTGATTATGCTTTGGATATACCGTTCGCAGACGGTAGTGTAAACACGATATACTTTAATTCAAAACGAAATGCCGAAACAGTTAAGCATATTATCGAAGTTGACGGAAGTAAACCCAACGAAGCAACCGTGTGTGATATGCAAGAGATTAAGCACGGAAGTTGGGAATATGACAGCGAGGGTGTCGGTTATGCAAATTATTTATGTTCTGAGTGTGGCAACTTTCTCACTTTTTACGAGGACATTGATTTGTATCCATATTGTCCCTATTGCGGTGCAAAAATGAAAAAGGAATGATATAGGATGAAATGTTATTATAAACTAATCAATAACGAAACAAATGAAATAGAGAGCTATGTAGAAAGTTCTGGATGTATAAGGCCTGAAAACCTTTGCGATATACTTGGACTTAGCGGATATCATGCTGTAAGCTGTACAAAACAAGAATATGAGGAAGAGACATATGATGAAAATATCTGAACTAAAAATCAAGGTGAAGGAGAGGTGACATAGAATTGACGGTTAAAGATTATTTATATTCGGTCAGGGTTTCGGATAAGCTGATCAGAACGAAAGAACACGAGCTGTCGAAACTTAGGCTGAATATTGCACAGGTATCGGTTAAGCAGAACGAGCCTGTTAAGACATCAGGAGTGAATGACCCTATGCGGATTGTTGACAGGATTGCAGACCTGCAGACTGAAATCAATCGGGAAATTGACAATCTTGTGCGGTTGAAAACTGAAATCCGCAGTAAAATCAACGCACTTGACGATTACCGTTACATTGCAATTTTGACCGAGTATTACATAAATTGTCGGAGGTGGGAGGATATTGCCGAGAGTATGGAAATGAGCGTAAGGCATACCCTGAGATTGCACGGCGAAGCGTTACAGGCGTTCCGAAAAAAGTTCGATTTCTCGTAAAATTATTTTGAAATGTCATTGAATGTCACCCTCACCCTGCGTATAATGGTATTATGAAAGTTTGACAAACAGGACATATGTAAAACTCTCCTAAGATAAAAATCGCACAGACCGCTCTCATTTGAGGGCGGTTTTGTGTTGTGAGGTGAAATTGATGTATAAAGACAAATGCGGTACAGGTTACGAAAATAGCACAAGAGCGATTTTTCAGGGTGCAGGAGAATATGACATCCCGATTATTGAGCCTACAAAAATTACAGAAAACAACTTTATCGGATTTAATGAAGTTTTGAGCAGTAAGCAGAACAACTGCGGTGTGCATTTCTTTTTGGACGATTACCAGTTTCAAAGATTATGGAATACACCCGACAGGTACATTGAGAGTCTACAAAAATTCAGTTGTGTATTATCGCCTGATTTCAGTCTTTACACTGATTATCCGACAGCGTTGCAGATTTATAACCACTATCGCAAGCATTGGATAGGTGCATATTTACAACTCTACGGCATTGAGGTAATACTTACAATTTGTTGGAGTGACGAAAAAAGTTTTGAATGGTGTTTTGACGGCGAGCCTTTGGGTGGTACGGTTGCCGTATCAAGTGTTGGAACGCAGAACCGTACGGAATCAAAAGAACTGTTTTTGAAAGGTTACAAAGAAATGATTGAACGCTTACAGCCTGAAACAATTATCTTCTACGGCAGAGTCCCCGAAGAATGTAAGGGAAACATCATCAACATCAAATCGTTTCAGGAAAAATTCAAAAGGGTGTTATAATGGGCGGAAGAGGCTCTTCAAGCGGTATAAGTGATAGGGGCAAGAAGTACGGTACAGAATATCACACAGTTGCTCAATTTGGTGAAATAAAAGTAATTCGTATGAATGGTAATACTTCGATAAAAGCTCCTATGGAAACTATGACAAAAAATAGAGTGTATGCTACTCTTGACAAACAGAGCAACATCAAAAGTGTTACTTTTTATGACAACTACGGCGAAAGAATAAAACAAATTGACGTTAAAGGTAGACCTCATAATGGAATGATGCCACATACCCATTTGGGTTATGAACATAATGAAATTGGAGATCGTCAATTGACTGATAAAGAACAGAAATATGTAAGTGTATTATTGAATAAATGGGAAAGAAAACACTTGAATATTTAGAAATTTATTGATATAATATTATAAACGCAGGGGATAGTTTAAATAGGAAAACAGTTTTTACAGATTCCGGTGCAACTCCGGAAACCTGTGTTTAAAGACAGTACAGAAATGTGCTGTCTTTTCTTTTGCTTATTTTTAGAAAGGGCGGTGATACCGTGAAAGACAAATTAAATGCAAGACAGAGGAAGTTTGCGGAATATTATGCGCAGAGCGGTAACACCGTTCAGAGTGCTATACAGGCAGGATATTCCGAAAATTACGCAAACGCAAGAGCGTATGAATTGTTGGAGAATGTTGGAGTTTCAAAATACATCAAGGAGCTTTCCGATAAGCTCAAGGACGAGCGCATTATGAGTGCAAAGGACAGACAGGTTGTTTTGTCCGACATTGCAAGGAATGACGGGCAGGACACCTCCGACAGAATCAGGGCGATTGACACGCTCAACAAGATGACGGGCGAATACACCGTTAAGGTTGACGCAAAGGTTGAGCAGTCCGAAAAGCTATCCGATGTGTTCAGACAGTTGGGTGGTGAGGGACTGATTGAGTAACAAATTCCCGCTGTCACAAAAGTATATCGACTTTATCAACACAACAAATGTGTCGGCTGAATTTCTTGAAGGCACTACAGCCTCAGGAAAAACAACAGTCGGAGCAGGCGTTAAGTTTATGCGAATGGTGTCGCAGTCGCCGAAGAAGCTTCACGCAATTGCCGCCAAGACTACCGGCAAGGCTGAGGAAACTATAATTCAACAGGACAACGGTATTCTCGACCTGCACCGCAACGCTGTCTATTGTGGTAACGGCGACAAGGATTACAAGCTGCCGCATATCAAGTTTGAGGACAAAATTATCTATATTCTCGGTTACAGCAGTCGGGATAAGTGGGAAATGGTTCTCGGTGCGCAGTTTGGGTGCGTTTATATTGACGAAATCAACACCGCCGATATCGAGTTTATCCGAGAGATGTCAACCCGTAATGACTATATGCTTGCAACGCTGAATCCCGATGATCCGAGCCTGCCTGTGTATAAGGAGTTTGTCAACCGCTCCCGTCCTTTTAAAAAATATGAAAACGATGTTCCTCCCGAGATTACGGCGGAGCTTACCGAAGAACCTGTACCGAATTGGCGGTATTGGTTCTTTTCTTTTGCCGACAATTTAAGTCTTACACCTGAACAGATTGAAAAGAAAAAGAACTCTGCACCGAAAGGTACAAAGCTCTATAAAAATAAAATCTTAGGTTTGCGAGGCAGAGCAACAGGTCTTGTGTTCCCGAATTTTGAGAGGGCAAGACATATCAAATCAAAAGAGTGGGCAGGAAAGTTTTTGAACTGTAACCGCAAGTCGGAACACTTTGTTCAGTTCACCGCAGGTCTTGATACCGCCTATTCGCAGAAGTCGCCTGACACTATCGCAATGACATTTTACGGCATTACCAATCACGGTAAGTGTGTTCAGCTTGATGAAAGAGTTTACAACAATGCCGAAATGCAAACACCTATTGCCCCGAGTGACACAGTGAAGAATTTTATTGATTTTCTTGACCGCAACCGTGATGAATGGGGCTTTGCACGCACGGCTTTTATTGACAGCGCCGACCAAGCGACTATTACCGAATTTCAAAAGTATAAGCGACAGCACGGCTGTGTCTATGACTTTGCAAATGCATGGAAGAAAACGAAGATTATCGACCGAATCAATCTTGTACTCGGCTGGCTTGCCACCGACTGTTATTTTGTGCTTGAACATTGTAAAAGCACGATTGCCGAGTTTGAAATTTACAGCTGGCGAGAGGATAAAGACAACACACCCGAGGACGGTCACGACCATTGCATTAACAGCGGTCAATATGCGTGGCTGCCGTTTAAAAATATTATTGGAAGTGAAATAAATGGGGCTGATTAACAGAATGGCTGAATCTATCAGATCGGGAATTAAAAACTTTTTGCAGATTACTCCTGCAAGCGACAAAACAATTACCGTTACCGAAACAAGTAATCATCTGACCGAGTGCTTTATCAATCGCATTTGGTATTGGGGCAACAGCAAACAGCTTGCGGAGCTGTACAGGCAGATTGATACAAACAAAACTATGTTTTGGGCGGCAAAAAGCACAAAGGGGCTTGAAATCCGTAAAATACACACGGGTTTGCCGGCACTCATCTGCGAAACGCTTGTGAATATCGTAATTGCCGACTACAACGGCACAGATGTTACAAGTAAAAATTCAACCGCTTATGCTGAGCGTTGGGAAGATATTGAAAAGCAGAACAAATTGTCAGACACGGTTAAGCAAATGCTCCGTGACCTATGTGTTGTCGGTGACGGTGCTTTTAAGGTCAGCTTTGACACGGCTGTATCAGATGTTCCGATTGTTGAATGGTATCCTGCCGAAAACATCGACTTTACATATGTGCGCGGCAGAATCCGAGAGGTTAAGTTTTACACCGATTACACGCAAAAACACCGCCGTTACCGTTTTGAAGAAACATACGGTTACGGCTATATTCACTATGCTTTGTACGATGACAACGGCAAAGAGATTGACCTGCACACGGTTGACGCTCTTTCGTGGATTGATTCAAAGGGCGTTACATTTGACGAATCATATATGTGGGCTGTACCTGTCCTTTACGGCAAATCGTGCCACAAGGGCAGAGGTGCGGGCATTATCGGCATAAAAACAGACGCTTTCGACAGTCTTGATGAAGTGTGGTCACAGTGGATGGACGCACTCAGAGCCTGCCGAACAAAGCAGTATGTGCCTGATTGCCTTGTTCCGAGAAATCCCGAAACCTGTCAGCCGATATCGCCAAATCCGTTTGACAACCGATTTATCACCGTGGGCAACGATATGTCTGAAAACGGCAACGGCAACAGGATTTACACCGAAAGTCCGCAGATTCAGCACGAAAGTTATTTGAGTTCATACATTACTGCCCTCGACCTCTGCTTACAGGGCATTATATCGCCGTCAACTCTCGGCATTGATACGAAGAAGCTTGATAATGCAGATGCTCAGCGTGAAAAGGAAAAGACAACCCTTTACACAAGGCAGAACCTTGTGAAAATTACGCAGAACGCACTTCAAAGCCTTGTTGCAGTTGTACTCAATGCAGACGGTGAACTTAACGGCAATGGTATTGTTGAGGGCTTGGAAGTGTCCGTAAACTTCGGCGAATATGCAAATCCGAGCTTTGAAAGTCAGGTTGAAACCGTGTCAAAAGCAAGACAGGGCGGTTTGATGTCAGTTGAAACCTCGGTTGACGAGCTTTACGGCGACAGCAAGTCGGAGGATTGGAAAGCCGAAGAGGTGCAGAGAATTAAGGAAGAACAGGGCATCGCAGGCGAAGAAGAAACTTCTCCATTTGATGATGTTGACCTTACCGACACGGGCAATGAACCCGATAAACCCGAAGATATCGCAAATCAGGACGATGACAGCAAATGAGTAAGCAATGAGTGATTACAACATTAAAGAGGCTTTTGAGAGAATTGAAAACGAGCTTATCGACAGCATGATGCGCAATTTCAGCCGTCACAGAGCCGAAGAAACCAAAGAGGGTTACAACTGGACACAATGGCAGGCTGAACAGCTCAAAAGTCTTGAAGAGTACCGCAAGCACAACGCAAAGAAATTCGGCAAGCGTTTCAAAACCATTAACAGCAAGGTTGAAGAGATGATTCGCACCGCCAAAGCTGACGGAAATGCAAGTCAGGAGGCAGAAATTCTTGAAGCTGTCAAGGACGGTTTCAAAGCCCCGAAAAAGCCGTCAGCACACAGCACAGCCGAGTTTTTTAAGATGAATGACCGTAAACTTGACGCACTCATAAAATCGACCACAGACGATTTAAAGAGGGCAGAAACGGCGGTTTTGCGTATGAGCAACGACAAGTACCGCAAGGCGATTTTTAACGCACAGGTTGCAATGAACACGGGTGCGGTTACATACGAAAAAGCCGTTGATATAGCTTGCAAAGATATGCTCAACGCAGGTCTTAATTGTGTGGAATACAAAAACGGTGCAAGGCATACGCTCTCGGATTATGCAGATATGGCGGTTAAAACAGCCAACAAAAGAGCCTATCTGCGTGGCGAGGGCGAAAAGCGAGCCGAATGGGGAGTATCCCTCGTTGTTGTGAACTCAAGACAGGGCGGTTGCCCCGATTGTGCAAAATATATCGGTAAGGTGTTTATTGACGATGTTTATTCAAACGGCAAAAAGTCAGACGGAAACTATCCGCTTCTCTCAACCGCAATCAAGAACGGTTTGTTTCATCCGAGATGTAAGGACAGCACAAGTACATATTATCCCGAACTTGATGATTTGGACGCACCGTTGTCTGAAGATGAAATCAAAGAGCTTGACCGTCAGCGAGGAATTGAGGAAAAACAGCAGTATGCACAGCGACAGGCAGAACGCTTTGACCGCCGTGCCGAATACAGTCTTGACGAGGACAATAAACGCATTGCCCAAACCCGAGCCGATGAGTGGCACGATAGGGCGAATACGCTTGAAGAAAAGGCAAAACAATTCTCACTAAACACCAATGAACAGAAATATTACAGACCTGTTTTTGAAGAAGATATATCAAAAACTTTTGAACGCAAAATTGAGGGCGAAACAATTACAATTGATACCCACAAGGGAAATACATTGTGTGATAATGTTTATATTTCAGATAAGGTAAAGCTAAAACGAAAAGAACTTCATAATTTTGATATGCAAGTGAGAAAAGCGTTTGATATGCTTGGAGAGGTTGAAACAAGCGGAAAGCCTGAAATTTGTATTGTCACTCCCGAAGAAATGCGAGTAAATGCTATTGCTTCATATATGCCAATGCAGAATGTTCTAAATGTCAATTCAGCATACTTTTCAACAAGTGATTTGTCAGGCTTACAAGAAAACTTGGCTTGTCCGCAAGACAGATTGAGTACAATTCTGCACGAACTGATTCATTGGCAAGACGCTAAAAATTACAGAGCAAAATTCGGAAGTATTAACGATTATTTTGAATATTGCGATTACCTTAATAAAATTTATGCTCCAAAGGTTGAAAAATTGATAAATAACGGTTATAATATAGAGGATATAAGTGAGTATGCTTTTGAATGCTTAAAAGATAAAGCTATGGATGAAGTGTATAACGAGTACAGAGTCAGCAAACTTTTAGGGTGATGATGGTATGAGATTGATACAAACTGAAGAACAAAAATCTCTATGGAATGCGTTTAAGCCGTACCTTGTAACAAATGGTTTAAATGTCACTTTGCGTGAAGATGCTCCACAAGAAGCTAAAGATGCTGAAGCACTTTACAGTAAGCTTAGAGAGAAACAAAAAATGCAATATCTAAAAAATAGTGGCATAATCTAACCGCTCCGTAAAAAGGGCGGTTTTGTTATATGCAATTCACAAAAACAGCATAAAATTACGAATTGAGCATTTTATAATCGACAGCAATGTTGATTATAGGGTGCTTTTTGCATTTAAACCCGTCGATTTCGACCGGTTTAGAAAGGTGGTGACAGAATGAAAATCAGAGTAACAACAGCATTTAATGACAGGCAGAACGGTTATGTAACCCGACCTGTGAATGAAGTTTTTGAATGCTCAGAGCAGAGAGCAAAGGAACTCATTGACGGCGGTTTTGCAGAAGAGGTCAAGTCTGACGCTCCCAAAAAGCCGAGAGCCAAAGCAGTTAAAACAGAAAAAACAGAAAAAGCGGATTAAGCACTTTACGAATATGTAAGGTGCTTTTTTATTGTCCGAAGACATTAAACTACGGGAGACACCGTGCAAAACTGAAACAGAGAGACACTCTATAAACTGATTACGGGAGACACCCGAAAAACTGAAAGGATATGAAAAAAATGGCAGAACCAAATCCAACACCAACCCCCAATGAACCGACACCTGCACCGCAGGGAACACCGCAGGGAAACGCTCCTGCCTTTGATTACGACAAGCTCGCAAGCCTTATTACAGGCAAACAGAGCGTGACAGAGGACACCGTTTTGAAGTCATATTTTAAGGAGCAGGGATTGTCAGCCGATGAGATGAAAGAGGCTATCGGTGCTTTTAAAAAGCAGAAAGCCGAGAACACTCCCGACTTTGCAAAAATGCAGTCGGAAGTTGAATCTGCAAACAACGCAAAGCTCACGGCAGAAGTCAACCAATCGGCAACCCTCGAAGCCGTAAAACAGGGTGTTGACATTGCAACCGTTCCGTATGTGCTTAAAATTGCAGACTTTTCAAAGGCTGTGACAGACGGCAAGGTCAATGCGGAAAAGCTGACAGAGGCTGTTAAAAAGGTGCTTGACGATATCCCCGCACTCAAGGGCAAACCTGCCGAGAACGGCACAGGAGTTAAGAAAATCGGCGGTGACGGCAACGGTACATCGGATGGTACAAAACCAAAGGCAAATGTTCCTACCAAAAAATGGAACAGATTTAATATTTAACCAAAGAAAGGATTGAAAAATTATGGCAAACACAAATAACTATGCCGAGCAGTTCAGCCCTGATCTGCTCGAAATTCTTGTTCAGGGTACACTCACATCACCATTCATCACTTCAAATGTAAAGTGGGTTGGTGCAAGAACTTTCCACTTCACACAGATGAGCACATCAGGCTTTAAGAACCACAATCGCAACGGCGGTTGGAACAAAGGCAAATATACACAGACAGATGTTCCTTTCACTTGCGAGCACGACAGAGATATTGAGTTCCTTGTGGATAAGGCAGATGTTGACGAAACTAACGCAACCGCAAAGGTTGAGAATATTTCAAAGGTGTTTGAGCAGACACAGGTTGCTCCCGAAACCGATGCACTTTTCTTCTCAAAGGTTGCAACAAAGGCTCAGGCAACAGACGGATATCATTCTTCAACAAAGACATCGGAGTGGACTAAGGAGAACGCTTATTCAAAACTCAAAACAATTCTCTCTGCCGGCAAGCTCCGCAGATACAAGGCAAGAGGCACACTTGTTGCCTATGTGACATCTCACATTATGGACTGCCTTGAACAGTCAACAGAGTTCACTCGTAAGATTGAGCTTACACAGATTGCAGAGGGCGGTATCGGCATTGAAACAAGAGTGACCGAGATTGACGGTTGCCCTATCATCGAGGTTATTGACGATGAGCGTTTCTACGATAACTTCAACTTTAACCCCGATGACGGCGGTTTTGAGCCTGCAACAGGCGCTCACAAAATCAATGTTCTTGTTGCTTGCGGTGAAACCTGCAAGACTGTTCCGAAGATTTCAAGCATTTACTTCTTTGCTCCCGGCTCACACACAGAGGGTGACGGCTGGCTCTATCAGAACCGTTCACTTTCCGACACATTCGTATTCCCGAACGGCAAGGACGGCAAAATTGACAGCATTTATGCCGATGTTGACACAACGGCGGTTGCGTAATGTATGCTGATTACATTGAACATCAGGGCGGAGATGAAAACAGTATTATCTCTGCCGAACACATTGATGTTCTGACTTTTAACCGCATTAATTTTGAAAAACTTTCGGAAATGCAGAAGAGAATCATCAGCAGAGTGCATAGCAGACTTACTGCTTTTGAAGAAGAAAATGCCGATATGATTTCTTCCTACCTGAAAAGCTATTCAATCAACGGCACATCAATGGAATTTGGCGCAAGCTGGAATTTAATGTGTATCAGCGGAGTGGCAATTCCTGCCGACCTCTATGCGTTGCTAAAATCAACAGGACTTTGTTATCCTGCAATCTGAAAGGTGCGTGAAAACCGTGAAATTTCCGTCACTTGTAAAAAAGCAGTTCTGCAAAACTCCTGTCGAGGTCACAATCTACGGTGAGGGAATAACCGAGGACGGCTCTCCTGTTATCGCATTTGAGTGCAAAAACCTGTATCCCTCCGAAAATCTTTATCCGTCAGCAACCCTGCACGGTGGCTCTGCCTTGTGTAATATGCAGTCAAAGGCAAAGACGGTCTATACCAAAGAGCAGAAAACTGTTCAGGTGTCGGCTGTCTTGCTTTTTGACGGCGACATTGCTCCCGACAGCCCCACTTTAAGCGGTGGCTTTGTAATCCTTGACGGCGTAAAACGAAACATCGTACAGGGTACAAAACACCGCAACCCCGACGGCAAAGTTAATTTTACGGAATTGGATGTGATTTAATGGGATTTTCGGTATCATCAAAAATCAAACTCAATATGCCTGTTGTAAAACAGCTTGATAGGGCAAAGCAACAGGCTCTTGAACAGACAGGTGACGCACTTCTTAAACAGGTGAAAAACACACAGGTAATGCCGTTTGATACGGGTAACCTTCAGAACGAAAATACCTTTGTCGATTACGCTCAGATCCGGAACGGCACGGTTAAAATCGTGTCAAGCACTCCGTATGCAAGAAGGTTGTATTTTCACCCCGAATATAATTTCAGCCGTAAGGAAAACATTGCCGCCGGCGGTAAATGGTTCTCACCGTGGCTTGAGGGCGGTACACGGCAGAATTTTTGCAGTCGGGCATTTGTGAGATTATACAGAAAGGAAGCAGGACTTTGATTTACTTATCGGACATCAGAGATTGGCTCAAAAGCGTTACCTCAGCAGAGCATTATTACATTGGCAAGCTTGACAATAAGCAGGACAGGTCAATCGGTGTGTATTCATTAAAGCAGTCGGGAACACCCACAAGGGCAATCGGCGGTGAAAGCACCTACGATACAATAAGCGTGTCTTTGCTTATCCATTACACCGACAACGCAAGAGAAACCGAGGAGTTTGCACGCAGACTTTACGAAACGCTTTACGGCATTAAAAAAGTTGAAATTAAGGAACACAAAATCTATATAATCGAACTGCTCACGGAAGAACCCGTTGATGTGGGAACAGACGACAAGGGTGTGTATGAGCAGGTCATTGAAGTTAAATTTTATTACGAAAGGAAGTAATTTTATGGCAAAAGTTGAATCGGGAGTATTCCCATGCTATGAAAATCAGTTTGCGGTTGGCAAGGCAGGAACAGAATCCGCCACGACAAATATTGCTAACTGCGAAGAATTTTCTGTTGCATTTGACAACGGTGTCGAGGAATGGACAGCCTTTGAAAACGAGGGCTGGAAGTCAAGGCTTATGACAGCAAAGTCAATCACAATTTCGGTAA